TCCATTTCTTTATTTCATTTACACCCCAATATGTCAAAGCTCCTATACCAGAAATCAAAAGAATCCATGGTGCTGCCGCTATTAAAAATGGCACCATTGTTCCAGTAAACCAACCTGCAATACCAGAAAATCCTCCTGCTGCTGCTCCACCACCAAATAACATCCTCATACCTAAACCTGTAAGTATAGATGTAACTAATGGTACACCAACACTGACAGCAAGAAATGTGCCACCTAGGGCCGCCAATGCTTTACCAACTTCTGTAGCAATCTCCTTTAACTTCTCAGTATCCCCTTCATTCCATGCTATTATTGCATCCCCAACTTTATCTACCATCCAACCGCCAAAAATTAAAGCCAGTGCTTCAAAGAATTTTGCAAAAGAATTCGTTATACCTTTCGTTACTGTTTTAGCTCCACTCTTAAGAGCATTAACACCTCTCTCAAGAAAACCTTCTTTGTTTAACTTAGCAGTCTTATCCTTATCTCTGTCTGTTTGCAATTTATCAGCATCAGATGCTTTTAAATCAAACTTTGCATCTTCAACTATTAAATTCTGAATCGCATTTAAATCACTACTAATACCAAGAAGTGATGAATTGATACCCTTAAAAACTTCTGGGCTAATAAAACTATTTGCTTCAACAACAGTTACTCTTTCATCTATCTCAACTAAACCCTTCTCTAAAGAACCTATTCTTATAACCGCTTTCCTTTGATGCCCAGCGAGCATAGATCTCTTATAAGAAGCAGATTCACTAGGACTCCCTCCTTCTCCAAAAAAACGATTTCCTGATACTTTCGCCATTAGTTTTGCTGATTAGCCTTTTGGTTTTCTTCTTCAATATATGCCTTTAATAAACTAAGGTAAATCTCGCGTTCCCACGGGATCATATTTTCAAGATCACTTAAGCTATATTTATGATGCTGCATGAGAGCGAAGTTGATCCTGTAATATGATACAAGATCCTCATGCAGCATCGCTAGTTGAAAAAAGCTGCTAGCCCCTCTACAGTTACAGTATTCTCAACTCCAGTATTAGGATTAGTTACTTTAATCTCATGCTTAAGTTTAGGCATAGTAGTAAAGAACCTCTCCAATTCTTTAAACTGCTTAGATCCAAGTTGCTCTAAGAATTCTTTCATCTCCTTCTTAGTACAATCTGCTCCTGTCCAAGTCTCTTCCTCATTAAATACCATATCAACACAACCAGCAATCATATCAAACGATTGATCAAAACTAGCGTTATCAACATCAAAATTCTCTTTAATAAATTGTTCCAGCGAAGGATACGCCATCCTCAGTGTCAAATTCTCATCTAGTTTAATATCCTTAGTATGATCTGGATCATGCATCACTTCTATTTCATCTAGATTAACAGTAACAGCAACTACTGTCTCACCATCATCAAGACATGTAACATTAACATCTACAGTTTCGCCAACTGACTTACCCCTAACATTAAGGAATAGATATTCAATATCAAATGTTGATAACTTATCAATCTTAATACCTCTAGAAAGAATACAGTTAGTTAAGACCTGTTTAACTGCTCTAGCAATATCTTTAATCTCCTGAGACTCCATTGCAATAACAAGAAGTTTCTCTTCCTTAACTAAAAAAGGTCTATATTTAATCTTCTTTCCTGAAGATGGGAGCACCATTTCATATGTTGGTGCATTAATCTTTGGTAATGGCATAATTTATAATAGAGTAAGTTTATTTAGATGTGTTTCCTCTTATTATACCACAAAGATACTTAATAAGAGATTTAGATGCACTTCCTTCTAATTCATCGAACATAAACATGTTAAGACGAAATGCATAATTTGCCTCAACTATTATAGCGTTCTGCTGTGATACAGTAATCGGCAATGTGTCAAGTGTTGTTCTATACGAGATCTTAAATCCTTTAGTGTCGGAAATCTCAGGGAAATCATAAAATTCCAATCCTTTACCTGTCAGATTAAGAACCTTCTCTGCAATACCAGCAAGGATCTGACCACCTGAAAGATCACCCATGTACCTAGTGTAATGATGACCCACAAGAAGTTCAGGATCTTCATCTGCTACCTCACGAATACGATTGACATATTGTTGACATCCTTCAGATGGGAAAATTGCATTTCTCCATCCTTCTCCATAAAAATATTCACAATCTCTCTCTAATGCAGGAACACGCTCAAGAGATTTGTAATAAATCTTTCCAACAACAGGATGATTTCTTAATCCATATACTGAATCTTCTAATGCTCTGTATACAAAATAAAAATTAGCCATAAGTTTCCTATACTGTTCTTCACTGACTACTCCTCTAAGGAATCCAGATACAAATCCAGTATTCTCTGCCATACTATGAGACTTTTTAGTCCCTTCTTTCAAATCTTTCGCAAATTCCATATATCTTATAAAGATTTCAATGTATTATATATGAAGGTTATTTCTCCCTTGAATCAGGCGAAGAATATCGGTTCATATGTCTCAACATGAGATCCACCTGCTATAACAATAGCCTCAGCTGCTTGACGGGCTTTTGTTGCATCATCAGTACCAGTACCATCATTAGGGGTTTCATTATTTGGGTGTGGAATTACCTGTATTTCGGTTGATTTGTTTTTATCAGTGCCGCCAAGATTTAAGGGATCTACATCAGACTCAGCTGCATGACTAATAGTAGTATCAGGTATTCTACGATCAAGAGATGTTATCTTACCAAAATAATAACGATCATATGCAAATGTTACTTGACATTCAAGAACACTATTACCATCATACTGAACAGGCATAGATGAAACATTAACTGGAAAAGCATTAAGGAATGTATATTCTACACTTTTAAAATGATCCTTATTAAATTTCTGTATCCGCATAGTATCAACTTTATACTGACTAGGATACTTCATACGATGATAATAAGCAACATGAGATGGATCTGCCCTTCCACCTTGATCTGTCATTGATCCTGAAGCTATAAATTCATGCCACATTTCAAAGAATTTTAAGGTTCTATAATCACTATCAACATAAAATGTCATAGAGGTATCAGTATAAACCCGTGAATGAGCAAATTTCTCAACTATACCCATCCTATTACCTTCAATCTGTGCCGTAGCAAAAGAAGTTGCAGGTAACTCTGCACTATTACACAATAAACCAAGATCTCTAGTAATAAAATGATTACTAACAGAAGGTTCATTCGTTCTAATATAACCCCTAAGTTCTTTTAATCCGCCAAACCCGCTAAAAAATACCTCATAGTGATTTGTAGTAGCAACCTTTTGAAACAAACTACGAATTGATTCCGTTGGTTTGACTCTTGGGTAACTTAAATAAGAGGCCATCAATAAATACCTTATGTGATCGTTATAGAATGTATGGCTCGCTCAGGAAGATTTAAACCTTCTAATATCACAAAATACCGTGGAGACTATCGTAACATTATTTATCGTAGTTCCTGGGAAAAAGTTTTCATGCACTATTGTGATAAAAACTCCAACATTATTGAGTGGGGTAGTGAAGAAGTTATTATTCCATACAGATCACCACTTGACAACAGATTACATAGATACTTTCCTGATTTCTATATAAAAGTAAAAGATCTTTCTGGCCATCCTAAAAAATATATTATAGAGATTAAACCTAAAAGACAATGCACTGAACCAAAGATTCAGAAAACTAAGAATAAAAAGTATGTAAGAGAAGTGATGGAATATGCTAAAAACCAAGCAAAATGGGGTGCAGCAAAAGATTGGTGTAAAGATAGAATGATGGAATTTAAAGTATTAACGGAGGATAACTTACCAGTATGAGCAGACTTCAACCCATTGCAGATAAATTAATAGGTCTTGATATCAATAAAGAAGACCCAGAAGAAATGATGCTGGAAATTTTAGAAGCTTTGAATGATTCTAAAGTCATCCTTCCAGAAGAAGGTGGGTTCTATACCTTTGTATACCTACCAAAGACTCCTAATATAGAGTATGACGAATTTCCTTTAATAGCATGTATGGAATTAAAACCATGGGGAATTAAGGGATTTAACTACCATTGGGGTAAAATGAGGAATTATACATGGGCAGAAGTGGTAGGAGAATTTCATGAATTAGAAGCAGGAGCAGAACTTGAACAAGCAAGATCCTTCGGATATGCCAAATTCAAGCTAAATACATAAAAATACTATTTTCGATGGCAGTCGCAGCACCAGGGACAGAAAAATTATACAGATACCCCTATGACATGATCGATAAGGGTATGGATTATTTCCAAATCGAAGTTGTGAAATATGAACCCAATAAAGGGGGATTTAATGCTACTGCTGCTGACAAAGATAAAGTAGCGGGATTTGATGCTTTATCAGGAGAAAAATTCGATTCAGAAGGATATAAGCAGAATATGAGTCAAAGACTCTTTGGAGATGACGCAGATGATAGTCTTGCAACTGCTAATGTTAAACAAGGACATGAAGAATGGGGTAATGAAGAAAAACATCCAGCAGATAAAGTAATCATATTACCAATACCACAAAATATACAAGATAATAATGGAGTCACTTGGGGTGAAGATAAATTAAATGATTTTGCTGCCTGGGGGTTAACTAGAATTGGT